TCACTTCTTCCAAAGAGACAGAGCCTTTATCCCTTCGGGGCTCCAATCGGCTATCTCATCAGGGTATTCGGAAGCGGTGTAGTAAAGCTCGCGCCTTAGCGTCAGCAGTAGTTGTGCTGCATTCTCCTTGAGCTCATAGCGCTGGAAGTAAAATTCCGCATCCTGTGTATCAAGGAAAATACCTCCCTCTTCGAGAAACTCAACATCATATCCCAACTCATCAGCCGCGGCAGAAACAGCTTCTATTAGGCCATCATCGTTATCTGGGGCAGGGAATTTATCATCCCCCGATTTTATTTCTTTCCAGCATTCTGACCAAGTTAGCTCCCGTGTTCGATGCGGCCAAAAAGAAGGTGCTGTAGTTTGAGTATCATTTTTGGGGGATGAGTGCTGTTGCTGCTGGCGTTCAGTCGCTTTTACATCGATTTTCGTGCCAGAGACCACGACTTCACCTTTCGCCACCCAGTCATATACCGTCTGGCGGCTTACCCCGCGATGACGCGCATACTCGGCTTTACTCATTAACATAGATATCTCCATAAGCCCGCTGGTGGCAAGCAATGCCAGCCAAAGGAAATCACTTACTGCGGTGCGCCGGTGCTGTCGTTGCCATGCTCAACCCCTCCGTGCGTGTGCGTCATCAGGCTCTTACCGCCTGCAGCCACGTCTTTGGTTACGGTAACAGGGCCCAGAATCGTTGCCGTGCCGCCGCTATCGCCCATTCCCTGCGACAGGTTGCCGTTGATCGTCACGTTGCCGTTAAGGATGATTTCAGGTGAGGTTATTTCCGTTCCGCTATCGGCGCTGGCTGTCAACTTACCCGGAGTTTTAACGGTGACGTCATGCCCTGCGGCCAGCTCGATGAATG